GGTAGCCCGCCTCGAATTCATGGCGTTCGATCAGCTCCTGATCTCGTTGTTGCTTGGCTGCGGCCTCCCGATCGTCATATTCCTTCGCCGCCTTTTCAAATGCTGCCTGGATGTCCTTGTTCAGTTCTGGATCTATCACGCCGCCGCTCACGGTCATCTGCCGATTAAGCGCATCGGTGGAACCTGGGTCGCCCGCAAATCCGAACTCGACCGCGCCCTCTCCAGCACTGCTGGATTAGACGTCGCGTAGCAGCCCTGATGCCTGTCGCGGGTGCGGGCTGCTGCGCGCGTGCGGCGGGTCACTGGCGGGCGTTCCCCGCTTCCTCAGCAGCAAATGAAACGGCCTCGAAGCGCTCGAACGCTGAGGCCGTGAACTGGAGTAACCTTTATGTTGCAGCGACCTGATAATCCCCTGTGCCTCTCGCGTCAACTGCACGTCCGTCGCCGCCGTTACCACAGGCGCCAGCACGCCCACGCCACCGCACGGGCCTTCGCTGGCGCCAGGTCTATCTTAGGCATTACGGTCCAACCGAAGACGCAGGCTGAAGCAGCCAAGCTGTTTGCCTCGACTCCCCAGTACATCGCGGCAGCTATCACGCTGCTTGAGGCCGAGGCCCCTGACTTAATCGAGCGCGTTCTGAGGGGCCACATACCGTTGCTCGAGGCCGCTCAAACCGTTCGCAAGCGCGTGCGATTGATCAAAGCCTATCGAGAAGCGGATCGGAGCGATCGTAAGGCTTTGGGCAACGCGATCGGTGTCGACGTCGTGTTCGACGAAACCGTCGGGCCTCATCTCTGATTCCTTGGCGCCGTTCGTGTCCCGCGGGCGGCGCCTCTTTCTTGTGCCCCCATGAAACGTTCCTCCCGTCTTCAAGCGAAGCCTGCCGCAACGAGGCCGATCGCAACCTGGCGTCAAATCGAAAACGCCATCGTCGAATACTTCCGGGCCGAAGGCGGCCGGATCGCCGCTGATCGCGGCGAAAGCTATCTCATCATCAACAAAAAGTACGAGATCTCCCTTTCTGATATCGCCCGCAAACTTACGGACCCCACATCATGACCTCATCTGTGACCGTTCAAGCCCGTCCGCGTGTCGAGGCGTTCCTGGCCCGGGTAAATCCAGTTCGCGGCCGGCTGATCTTCGCGCTCGATGCGACTGCTTCAAGGCAACCAACCTGGGACACCGCAGCCCAGCTCACCGCGGAAATGTTCAACGCCGTCGCTGCGATCGGCGACCTGGATGTGCAGCTGGTGTATTTCCGCGGCCTGCACGAATGCGTCGCGTCGCGCTGGCTGACTGATGCCAAGTCTCTGGCTGGCGTCATGGCGCCCGTCATGTGCATGAGCGGGCCGACCCAGATCGGACGAGTGCTCAACCACGTCCGGAAGGAGCATCAGCAGAAGAAGGTCGACGCGCTGATCCTGATTAGCGACGCGTGCGAAGAAATCCCGGCCGACCTTTATGCCGAGGCGCACGAGCTCGGTGCGCCGGTCTTCATGTTCCAGGAAGGCCACGACGACCGCATTGCTGGCGTCTTCGCCGAGATCGGCAATATCACAGGCGGAGCGAGCTGCCGGTTCGACAGCGGCGCCGCTCAGCGCCTGGCCGAGTTGCTGAAGGCTGTCGCCGCCTTCGCTGCCGGTGGTGTCAAGGCACTGGCCGATCAGAACACCGAGGCCGCCAGGCTGCTGCTTGCGCAGGTGCGCAAGTGAAGATCATCTCGGCAGATGAGCGCCTGGCAGAGCGCCGCGGCGCCAAGGTTTTGATCGTCGGCCCGACCGGCGTCGGCAAGACCTCGCTATTGCGCACGCTGGATCCCGCACGGACCCTTTTTATCGACGTCGAGGCGGGCGACCTGGCCGTGCTCGACTTGCCGGTTCGCACCATCCGCATCGATGACTGGCCAACCGCGCGGGACCTTGCCTGTCGGATCGGTGGGCCCAACCCGTCATTCCCGCCGACGGCCTGTTACTCGAAGGCCCACTTCGAAGCCGTCGGCGGCGCACTCCCGGATCTGGATCAATACGAAACGATATTCGTCGATTCGAGGGGTCGGCGGGGCCGCCGGTGACGATGTGCGTGATGCGGTCAAGGGCATTCAGGAACCGGCGGGGCCGGTGATGGAATTCACAATCAATGGCAGTCTCTCGCGCCGTGACACCGCAACCGCCGTGGCCGATTTTCGTGACCAAGGGTTGAACGATGACAGCATCATCCAGGCGCTGGAAGGCGGCGCCGTTAGCAGTGCCGAGCATAGGGCGGCGCAGGCGCTGCAAAGCGCGCGGCACAATGATCCGGCTTGGGTGCAACGGCTGCTCGCGGGCAATTACGAGGCACGCCGTGAGCTAACGCTAATGAGCATCATCCTAACAAGCCCGGTTGTTGATGAACCGATATGAAATGCACCGCCGCCGGGATTGATGACTGCTTATGGCGCCGGTGGCTGTGCGAGCCTCGCACTTCCAGTAAGTGAAGGTATGAAACGCCGATAGCTTGAAGTGCGAGGCACCCTTGATCCAGAACAAGCAGCACGTTGAAACCTGGGGCGAGCTAGGCCCCGCGATGCGCAAGCTGCCAAACGACAAGTGGCGGATGTTCGCGCGTGCCTATGCCACCGGGAAACCGGGCCTTGGTGCGGCCACCAACGCCTGCCGCGCCGCTGGGTTTTCCAAGAACCGCCCCGACATAGCGCGCAAGTACGCTTGGCAATTAGTGCGCGATCCAAGAATGATCGCGGCCATCGAGGAAGAAGCCCGCAACGTCATCCGCCTTGGCGCCCCGGAAGCGGCGCGCGCGCTGTTGAACCTGGTCCGCAATGAAGGCCACAAGGATCATGCGCGCGGCATCGGCATGTTGCTCGACCGCGTCTATCCAGTGATGACGGTTGCGAACGTGGAAGTCACCCACAAGATCGCAAGCCCGGATGACGAAGCCTTGGAAGAATTGCGCGCCGTCCGCCAAGTCGGTGCGTCACGCGACAAGCTGCTTGAGCTTTTCGGTTATAACGGTCTTGAACGATTGGAAGCCCTTGAGGCACGCCGCGCAGACAACGCCAAGGTGATCGACGCCGAAGTTGTAGAAGTGCCGGACAATACCAACCCGCCGGACCACGCCATGCCGGACAACCTCGATGGCTGACGACGACGCCCCCGACCCGCAGCGCATTCTCAAGCTTGCCCGCCAGGCGCTTACTTCAAGCGAATTCAGGAAGAAATTCACTCTGCTGGATTTTTGGGGACCGGCGCAATTCTACGGTCCACAATTGAAATTCTTTGCCGATGGCGCACGCTATCATCAACGCCTGATCCGGGGCGGCAACCAAACCGGCAAGTCATTTGCTTGCGCCATTGAAGTCGCATTGCACATGACCGGCGCCTATCCGTCATGGTGGAGCGGCCGCCGCTTCAACAAACCAACACGCGGCTGGATTGTCGGCCCGACTTCACAGTTGGTGCGCGACGGACCGCAGCGGCAGTTGTGTTCGCGGCAGGGTGAATTCGGAACCGGCACCATCCCGCTTGCGGCATTTGCAACCCGCCCGGTGATGATCCCCGGCGGGACCGGCGGCATCGACACCATCAGCGTTACGCATCAGGCACCCGACGGCACACGCGACGGGCAATCGACCGCGACGTTCAAATCATTCGAGATGCGCGCCGAGAAAATGCAGGCTGAAAGCGTCGATTGGATTTGGATTGATGAGCGCGCCAGTGAGGAGATTTATTCCGAATTGCTGGCGCGCACGACCGCGACCGACGGCATCGTGTTCATGTCCTACACGCCGTTGAAGGGCGGCGGCGAATTAACCTATCGGTTCATCAACGAATACAGCCCGGATCGTTCTGACACGCGGATCACGCCGGACGACGCCAAGCACATCAGCCCCGAACGGCGCGGGCAGATGGAGGATAGCTACCTTCCGCACGAACGCGAGGCTCGCATTCACGGCATCCCGCAGCTTGGCATCGCCAAGGTGTTCCCGTTCCCGATTGAAGGGTTGATGCGGGCGTTCAATCCCGACACCGATATTAAGTCGTGGGCGCGCTGGATTGTCGGTATCGACTTTGGCTACGGCCATCCGTTTGCTGCTGCGCTGTGCGCGTGGGTTCACGACATGGATGAATTCTACGTGGTCGATGGCTTCCGCATGGATCGCGCAGAGGCCTTCTACCACGTCAAGAGGATCGCAGGCCTGTGTCGTGGGCTGCGGGTGCCGGTGGCCTGGCCGCATGATGGCCTGCAACACGAACGCGGCTCGGGCGAAGCGATTGCCGACGTATATCGCCGCCTCGGCGCGCCGATGCTGGGCACACACGCGCAGAACAAGTGCGGCGGCCATCATCTGGAACCCGCAATCGAGGAAATTTGCGGCTACATGAAGCGCGGCACCTTCACCATCGCCAGTCATATGACCGAGTTAGCGGAGGAATTGCTGAATTATCACCGGGACGAGGATTACAAGATTGTGCCGCTGCGCGATGATCTGATTAGCGCGATGCGCTACGCCTTCATGATGCGCCGCTACGGTCGGCCATTCGACCAGTGCGAGCCATATGGCCGCAGCCCCGGCATTGACGTGGTTGATATTTACGATCCGCGCCCGCGCCCGGCGGCACGGTCGGCGCCAACCGCGCCCGGCTGGGACATTTTCACGGGGCAATAAAAAAAGCCCAGCACTGGGCTGGGCTAGTTTTTGGGAAGAACGGTCCAAGGGCGGAACCTGATGCCCAAGAACCGCAGACAGTATACGCGCCGTCGTCCGCCGTCGGTGTGATCTTAGATCATGGGTGCCAGCGCCGGAATGCGGCCCGGCGTTTCATTTCGGAAACGGCGCTTTTGGCTGATGCACGTGCATGCCGCACTTGCCCACTCGCAAGGCCGCCCCGCTGCCCGATTTGCTGCATGAATTGACGGTCACGTCGCACCACACAATCCGATGATGAAGCGCGCTTCACGGACAAGGCACGGCGGCGTGGAATTAGCTGGCCCTTGAGCCGCGCCATTGCGTCGTCATCCTGCACGACCACCAGCTTGGTGCCCGTCGCCCTAAGTAGGCCGTCGATTGCCTTGGACCCGACCCAGCGCGATGGGTTTGCCCCCAACATTTTGAGAGGTAGCCGTCAGACAGACCCGCCATCGCGTTGACCGTCTCATTGCTCATCCCGAGGCTGGCGCTCCGCTTTTTGAGCACTGGAAGGAAGTCTGCGGTGGTCCTGGCTTCGCCAATGATTTTTGATTGAGCATCAGAATTCATGTCGCGAGCATCGCCGGACTACATGTAGAAGGCAAATCTGTTTGGAGGCTTGCCCGACTTGCCCAAGGCGGCGCCTACCGGGTGGGCTTCCTCTAGCTTCCCTACCGCTTCCCTGCCCACACCTGGGGAAGCAGTGCTTGCAAGAAGTGCCCGTAAATACTGGACTTCCTGCACGATGCAACTTGCCATACAGCTACACCCCCGAAAGCGGACATCAGCGAAAGCCGCTGTCATGTCCGCTAAGTGCCATAGCGGACATCGCTCAGAACGGCACGCTGGAGGGCCCGCGCAGCGACCATGCCACGCGGTCTTGGCACCGCCGTTCGTCGATTGCTGGAAGGACAACCCTGCGTGGGCCTTCGAGCCGGGCTGGTTAGCGCGTGACCTCCACCCCCGCTACTGGAAGGGCGAACTCGCACTCGAAACCTTCCGCGCGCCAATTGACCTGCAACTTACCGTTCACCGCCCGTATCATGTTTTCCACAACGCGCGTGCCAACGCCGCTACGTGAAGGCGTGCAAACGGGTGGACCACCGCTCTCGGTCCAACGCATGAGCAGCATTCCATCAGCTGTGCGCGACCATTCAACATCGACGCAGCCCTCTTCCACAGATAGAGCCCCGTACTTGGCGGCGTTAGTCGCAAGTTCGTGGACGGCTAACGCTAAGGTCTGAGCCCCGTCCTGGCTTAGCAATACGGTCGGACCTTCTACGCGGGTGCGGCCCTCTCCTCGCAAGTAGGGTGACAACTCTTCCTCGATCAACGTTCGCAGCGAAGCCCCTGCCCAGCGCGACTGAACAAAAAGAGTATGAACATTCGCAAGCGCGCGTATGCGTCCGTCGATTGCAGCTTTGAGGCCCTCGGGGGTGTCGGACTGAGAGAGCCGCACCATTGCTTGAACAACTGCTAGTACGTTCCTCGCTCGATGCTCGGCCTCACGAACGAGGGTAACAACCAGAGCTTCGCTCCGTTTGCGCTCGCTGACGTCTCGGGCGATTTTGGAGGCGCCAACGATCTTGTCGCCAACATCTCTTACGGGAGAGATCGTAAGGGAGACGTCAATTAGGCTTCCGTCTTTATGCCGCCGAATGGTTTCATAGTGGTCGACACGCTCGCCGCGACGGATGCGTGCGAGAATCGTGGACTCTTCGCCGTGCCGTTCTTGCGGAATTAAGATCAAAATAGGCTTTCCGACGACCTCTTCAGCGAGGTAGCCGTAAATGCGTTCTGCGCTCTTGTTCCAGCTGGTGATGAGGCCATCAAGGTTCATGCTAATGATTGCATCGTTGTTGGACTCAACGATGGCAGCGAGCCCGCGGGCCCGTTCCTCTATGCGGGCGCGATCAAGGAGGTCCGCCGCTTGACGGGCAAGCACGTCGAATGTTCGCAGCTCAAGTTCCGTCGGTTGATGCGGCTCGCGCCAGTGGGTCGAAATCATGCCGAGGAGGTCCCCGGACCGTGAGATCAACGGCGTGGATTGCACTGCGCGAATGCCCGACCGGCGATAGGCGTCGAGATCACCCGCGCCCATGGCAGGGTCACAAGTCTCGATGTCCGGCAAAATGGTCCTTGCCCCAGACGACAGAGCAAGTCCGCAGCTGCTAGTCGAATCGACGCGAACGCATTTCCAAAAGGCCGCCGACTCAGGGTGAAATCCTCGATTGGCCAATAGCCGCAGTTCATCCGGCTGAGGCAGAAATACTTGCATACTCCCCATGTTGGCCGACATTAAATTGATGGCCGCGTCGAGGATGCCCTCATAGAGGGCACCGATATTGCCTTCTGGAATTAGCGATGTGCTTATTCTTTGAAGCTGCAACGCTACGTCCAGCTCCAACTCAACTAGTACCTTTTCTTTGTTCTTCTGCATGAACTCGTGCCTGCCAGGTCGCCTTCGACTTCCGAGTTTATCACTTGGCGAAAGCGAGAGTCAGCCGCTAATGGATACTCCCGGCGATCCCTGGGCTTAAGCGGCGCTATACATCTCGGTGTCCTCTTTTGGTCAGAGGCAGAAAGGCTCGGCTTTCTGGAGAAACGAACGTGAAAAGCAGAATTTGGTTCCAATGCGGGAACCGTCGCCCGTAGGACTGGGTTCTCGTCTCAGCTCGGCTGATCGGAACCGGGAGCACTAAACAGAGTTATGCTATTCATCGGGTGAATGCTGAGTTTCGCGCCTCATAACCGATAGTTAAGTCGGAGTCAGTCTGCAATGAATGGCATACCGTAGAAATTTTGTTGTGCTCGTTGTCGAAGATGAACCGTACTTGCGTCTTGACACCGTTGATTTAGTTGAGGAAGCGGGATTCTCAACGGTGGAGGCCGCCAACGCGGACGAAGCAATCAAAATACTGGAGCATCGAAACGACATCCGCGTAGTCCTAACGGACGTCGGATTGCCTGGTTCGATGGATGGCGTGAAGCTCGCATTGGCAATCCGCGACCGTTGGCCGCCCATCGATCTCATAATAACTTCGGGTCAACTCAATCTGAACCTCGATGACTTGCCGCCGCGAAGTCGTTTTTTTGCCAAGCCTTATGACCCAATGACGCTGGTACAGGCTCTCACGACATTTGCTGAATAATGGTGGTACTTTTCACTTCGGAACAGCATTGACCTCTGCCGAACGCAGAGAGGACAGTCGTTAAGTCGCAAGCAGCGTAGATGGAGTGAAGTCCGCTAAGGGTCATTAGCAGACATTGCCGCCGCACTTCCCGCGGTCATGTCCGCTAAGTGCCAAAAGCGGACATCCGGTGGGACACTATTTTTCGGATCCGGGCGTAACCGGGGCTCATCCTGGCGCGAATGAGAGTAGAGCAGGAAAGGCCGAACCAGGTCCGGCATGCACCAAGTTTCACGATTCCGTCAACCAGACACGCGTTACCGATCACCGGATTGTTCCAGCAGGCGTCCCGGCGTGTTTGTTAGTGTCGCGTCATGCGAGGAACGGCAATCACGGGGTCGCTGGTGGAACCGAACAACCCCGGTGCCATCGACGAGGCGGACCGCAAGCGCTCGGCTCTCATGGCCGCGGCTCAGGCCGGCGACAGGATTGCATACGAGGCGTTGC